CCTTAGTCGCAAGCCGACTTTCATCGATGTTAGTCTTGCTTTCTAAGGCCTCTACACGCTGTTTTAAGACGCTATCGTCATAGACGGTGTCTTTATCCGTCTTTGTCTTTAAAGCTTCAATATCTGCCGAAATATGGCTTATTTCAGCACGTTCAACTTTGTTTTCTAGTTCTTGTTTCGTAGCAAAAGTGCTTGTATCAATTTCTGGTTTCGTTTCAAGCGCTTGTAAACGTCTCAAGATTTCCGAGTCGTCAAAGGTTGCACCCTCAACATGGATATTCTTGATCGCTTCTTCTAGTTCAGCCTTTGTAACAATATCCGTTATCGCCACAATGCGTTTTGTGTCTTTCTCGATAACAGGCAATTCGCTGTGTTTGTCAATTTCAGATACACGAACCCAAAATGAGAATTTTAGAATATCTGCCGATTGCACGACTTTTTCAGCGTAAACATACCCGTACACGATTTCGTCCGTTGTAATTAAACTTGTATCGAATGGAAGAGTTGCGATATTACCTTCAACCACTCCTGCCACTTCTAGGAAACGATTTGTCGTTTTAAAATGGAATAACACTATGATTTTTTCAGCGCTAACTCCATTTAGTTGTAACTCGATAAACGCGTTGTTTTTATCGTGACTATAAAATTCTTCTTTTACTTTGTAAACCTTATCTCTGACATCGACGCAAACGCCAGCTTGTCGTTTAATAATTTTTTTCAAAGGTTGTCCCCCTTTCATGAAAAATAAAAAGGGAAGTCTTAGGACCTCCCTTTCTTAGTTTAATCTTCGCTAGGTTCGTGATACCCAAGCGCTCTTGTGCTGTCAGTCAGACCAGCGGTTGTTGGGTCGTTAACAATACCAACGATAATAAATACACCGAATAATGCGTTGATAAACACTAATAATTTATCGATTGTTTCGCCTAATTCAATTTTAACGCCAAACACCGCTAAAAATGTTTGTAGCAATAGCGCCAATGCAGGCACTAAAGTAAGCCAAAATGTTTTGTTTAAAATACGTACTTTCCAGTTAATTTTGTTCATTATTTTTCCTCCGAAATTTCTAGTTTGAGAAACTTCTCAAACAATATTTTTATAGCGCCATTTCCGCCCAATTCAACATAGCTTTCATAAAGCCTTGAAAGTTCCTCGATTTCATGTTGAGTTGTCCACCCGCGCCTGATTGCTTTTTTTAAGTTTTCTTGTAATCGAAAACGCTGTAATCGTTGCAAACCTTTCCCGATTAGAGAAAGATTATCACGATTTTCTCGCCCGATTTCGTTTATTTCACCAACTGATTTTTCAAGACCTCCGATTTTGTCTGAAAGTACGTTGATTTGTTTTTCAGTTTCTTTTGTGTTCTTCGTACTCTTGAATGAAAAGTAGCTCGGAATTATAACGATTAAAACGGGCGTGAGTTTATCGATTAAGGTTAAAAAATCCAATTAACCCACCTCCCTTTCTGAAACAGTTGATTATTGTACAGGCTGAGTGTCTAACTCATTTGAAGGTTTTTCTGGTTTTGGTTCAGTCCATTTCCAAATACCAAGTTTTCCGTTTTGCTCTAATGATGCGAGTTGCTCAAGTGTTTCGCCTTGGTAAGTAAACGGCTCGTTTACTTGAATCATAACGCGTTTACCTTCTTGGAATTTTTCAACATGATTCACATCTTCAAGTGTGAAAATTTCTTGCGGTTGGTAAGTCTTACCAGTTTTAGCAGGGTCTACCAATTCAAGACCACGTTTAAAAACAGTAGGATCTAACGGATTATCAACATCCGTAACTCGTGCCAATACCGCCCAATCTGCCACTGCTTTCACTTCCGCAATTTTTGCATCTTTCTCAGCAAGTTTTTCTTCGTAACTTTCAGCTTGTGTACGTAAATCTTCTTGTAATTTCTTAACCCCTTCCGCTGGATTGAATTCAGTAGTCACTTGTCCAATGACTGCCTTAATTAGTTCCTCGTCTGATTCGTTCACACGATTACCGATTAAAACACGGTCAAAAGCCGTATAAGGTGCGTCTTGACGAATTGCAACGAAAGTTCGGTTATTTTCTTGTAAATATTTGTTGATGATTTTAAAAGTCATATATCATTCTTCCTTTTCTTTATCTGATTGTAGTTGTTGGATTTGTTCTTGTGCTTCTTCATAAAGCGCTTTGTAATTTGCGCATTCAATCGTTTTATTTGCCAATTGAATTGCTAAATCGTTAATAACTTTGTCTTGTGTGTTCATATTTTACCTCCAATTTCCATAATAACCTCGACTGTAATTCCCAGGTACTGCAGCAAGGTTTCTGAAATTATCAAATATATTATCAAGCACTTGTCTCAATGATGATTGTCCTAACGTTATATCTTCAATACCATACATTTGTCCTGTATAAGTATCGATTACGGTTTCTCTCAAGTTTTCTTGGCCGCTCAATCTAAACGTTATTTTGTGACCATACATATTGATGGCCGTTTGAACATTTGTGCCCTCTCTACCATTCCAGATTTGAATACCTGCTGATGTATGGTCAATACCAACGTTCTGGTTCCGATTGCTCATTAGTGCAGTGTACGAACCCTTAACACCGTTGATGTTACCAGAACCGAATGCAAGATACTGTAATGGACGGCCTGGAAATTGGTTTCTTATCCCGACGCCTTGAGAATTCATATCAATTTGCCCTGTTTGCAAATCGAATGTAGTATCCCCGTTTAATGAGGTAATTTGTCCACCTTTAATATTATTCCCCGTGAAATCAACGTTCTGTATCTTGGTAATCGTTGCTTGTTTTGCGAATAATTCATCGATAAACGCTTGTTGCGATACTAATCTCTGAATAAAAGCAGTATCGAATTTAACTTTATCAGCCGTTACCGAACCAGCATCTAATGCGTCGGCGGTAACAGACCCTGTAGCTATCTTGCTTGCAGTTATCGCACCGTCCACGATCATGTCCGATTTAACTTTAATTTTTGGCGCGATGATGTCTACCCCTCTAGGGCTTGTTGAAATGGTAGAGGCTAACTGTTCACCAGTTAATGTAGTAGAGCCAATCGTCACACCTTCCGATGTCACTTGAACCCTAGCGCTGTTAGAAGCGTCTCGAACTTCCTGTCTGATTTCATTAGCAGTTTGAGCAATAGCACTCTTAACATTCGTATCAAAGAACTGTGTTAACGCCCCTTGATTGCTTTTCTGGATTTTGCTCCAAAGCGTACTATTTTGGTCTCTCATTTCCAATTCGATAGAACGTAAATCCTTGAAAAGACCTGACAAAGTACGTTGCGTAACTGTAGGCTCAACAAAGCTAGTAGGGAAATCTCCCTGCTCTAACTGAATATCAGTTATCACGGTATCTCCAGCACATCCCATGTGATGAAGTTTCAACAGTTCATCTCGCGTCTGTGGTTGAAATACCTTGTAATATCGCCCGTTATGCTCAAGAGCAGGCGCACGGACGTTTTGAATAGTGATGTCCATTTATTAACCTCCGTAAACTTTAATAGGGATTGAACCGTAAAAAGTTCGGTATCGGTTAAATCCAGTTTTTCGTTCAAATTCTTCGAGGGATTCGGTGAAAGTTACATAAGTTTTCCCTTGTTTGTTTTCGATTTTAGAAACCGAAATTTCTTTCCCGTTTATCTCAACAGTTTTTATCTTGTTTTGTGAAAAATCCTTATTCAGTGTTATTTGTTTATTATGACTATCATAATTTATTGATACGTCGCCACTAAATAACAGTCTTATTTTCACCCAAACAAGCCTTGAACCGATGTAACGCTGTGTAACTTCTTTGTTTCCTACATAAATTCCTTCTCTAGCCATACTGCCACCTACTCGTATACATCATAGATAGTAGTGCTATCTTTAGTAGAAAGTGCATCATACTGAGATTTTGAACCGAACCAATATTTTAGTGGTTGTCCACCGTTTTGATTAATAATATTTTGGCCTGGAGCACCGTCTGCTCCTCTAGGTCCTGTTGGTCCTGCCGGTCCTTGAGCGCCTCTTGCACCGTCTGCCCCTTTAGGACCAGTTAATCCGATAGGGCCTTGTTCTCCACGAGGCCCAACGTCTCCTTTTTGTCCTGGCGTTCCGTTTTCCCCTCTAGGTCCTGCTGGTCCCATCGGACCTGGAGCGCCTTTCAAACTCTCTCTTTGCTGACTTGTAAGCTCCTCGAATCGCATGACACCGTCTGCACCTTTTGGCCCCGTTTCGCCACGCTCTCCGCGGTCACCTTTTGGTCCTGTTAGATACTGCAAAGCTGGGAATCGGTCACGGCCGTTTCCAACTTTGACCTTTCCTGTATCGCTCTCAACACCTAACTCACCCTCAAGCAAAACAAGAGGGCTATTCGCCCAATCGCTTGCTGACATACGCTTGTGTTGTACTCTAATTGGAATAGTTTCCGTCATGCTACACCTCCGTCAAAAATAAATGTTGGGCTCTCGTTCCAACTTCCGTCATATATCGAATTTTGTCCGTCCGCAATCGTCTTATAGACTGGTTCAAACTCAATACGATTTGTCCGATTATCAATCGTCACAAACTGAACTGCGTTCTGATACCAGTCCCCCGAGAATGTCAAGCGATAGCCGTCGTTATAAACCGCCAATACTTGCTCCTCTTTATTTGTTAAGTCTTTGTCAATTTCTGGCAAGTGTGGATTAGCAGGCTCAAAATGAACGTGTCCACCATAAAACGGTGTTTTGTTTATGATTACAATCACGTCTGTCTTTCCGTAAACCGTACATGTTGCTGACCAGCTAATAACGTACTGCTTACCTAGCTCGAATCCTTCTCCGTTGTGTCCGACTTCTACATAATCAGTACCGTATGCGATTTTTTTAGCCGTGCTACCGTTGAGGCGGTTTCTGTTGTAAATAGCTGTCCCGTCTCCACCAATCAAACCTGCGTTAATTCTTGCGGTCTCACTGACCTGTTCTAATTTTTTACTCAATTCAGCGATTGAGTCCGCACCGCTCATCAACTCTTCACGAATACGCTTCAAGAACTCAGGACGCTCTTTCTCCACTTCTTCATGGATTTTAGCGCTAAAATCTTGAGCTTTGTTTTGGTATTCTTTTACAACGTTATCAATCTCAAGTTGTATAATACGAACCTTTTCGTCAATTTCTTTGTTTCGTCTTTCAACTTCATTCGCAATAGATTGTTCGAATAGTGATTCACTAAAGTCACCAACTGCTTCTTTGATAGCTTGTTGACGACTCGCACGATCTTTAGCTTGTAAGGTTTGATAATCGCCTAATTCAGCAACTGAACGGTTATTATCCAATTTATCGATGACTAATTTATGGATTCTAGCTTCAAAAGCAATCCCAATTTGGTCTCTTACGATTCCGACGCTATCTCCAATCCAAATATCCTGCTCAATCGCATTGGCTAAATCTAATAGATTGGCTTTAAACGTAACGATTGGAACGGATAAGCGTTGCAACTCTTTGTAAGTCGCCTTTAGCAACTCAGTAGGATCTTCAATATCCTCGTTTGTATAGACTCCAAAACGATGCTTAATAACTCCATTCTGATGTAGTCCATAGATATTTCTAGCAGTTTCATTCGTTACATAATTCTGCCCTGTTGGTTTATCAACGGGGTCGCCATTTGCTACAGACCAAACAACATCTTTAAACTGGATTCTACGACCGTAACCGCCCGTAGCTTCTCCATTTTCATCCGTGCTTTGTTCACCCTTACCACGACCAATCAAGGCTGTTACAACGTCATCAGACGATTCTTCGTAGGTAACATTCAGAATGTTAGTGCCATACTCGAACTGATGACCTGTAACACGTCCGAAGCGTTGATTCAGGTCAATGTATCGTCCGATTATCTTATTTTCTACAAAGGTATATCTAACTTTGAACTCGCAAGCATACGATTCAATTATTTTAACGAGGGCTTGACGAACTGAAATATAGTAGAAACTCATTTTACCCGTTCTAGTCAAACCATCTACATTTCCTAATTGGTAGCCTGTTCCTTCTAAAATTCCATTCAATACTTGTTCAGCAGTTCCCCTAGGACGCTTATTCTCGATGATGAATGAATGTAAGTCACTTTCTGCCCTGTCTATACCTTGGATAGTCAATCCGATGTCGTAAGATTTTTCCGCGATTCTGAATAAACAAAAAGCCCCGTCTCTCGATTGAAAACCGAAAAACTGGGCTTCTTTGATAATGTTAGGCTTGTAATCTACAGGGATTTCAAAGCTCGATCTATCAAATTGATTCAATTCAATCGTATGTGTAAAATCCGCAAGGCTCGCTTCATCGATTACATCGATTAGTTCCTCTGTCTGATTAAATAAATAAATCATGCAAACACCTCTTTGTACTGGATATCATTCAATGTCGCACCCTCAACTTGGAAAGTGTTTACGCCTTTTTGAAGTTTAAAATATCGACTGTTAACCACATCAAAGTTTTTCAACTCGTTTCTGCCGTTTAACGTGATTTCTCTAGTTTCACAATTAATTACCAGACTTGAATCTTGAACGTAAGTAGCTTTTAATCTGATATATTTTTGAGTTTCAAGGTGTAATATGCGAATTTCAGAACTTGCTTGAGTTGTAAGATACAAAATAGGCTCTGTTGGAAAGTCCCCGTTATAAGTTACCTTGTTGCTTCCTGTACTTTTAGGCTCAGTATATTTAAACGGGTCATAACAAATAAAATGCAACTTGATAACTGTATCATTCGCATCTTCTAGTTCTGGCTTCTTAACTTTTGAAAAGATAGCTTTGTAATATCTCTCTCCATCATCGCCAAACTCTAATTTTTTAGCTTTACGGGAAAACAACAAGCGGTTTAAACGCTCATACTGCTTTCTCATCCCCAAATCAGTATAACCAGTAAGTCTGACCTGTACCTCAATTTCACGCTCTTTGTAAGTCGCACCATAGAGATATTGACCGTCTCGACCTTTTATGTTCGCTGTTTCGTGGTGAAAATCAAGGACGTCCCGTCCTGTGGTATTCGCCACAAAAAACGTTCCGTCCTCGTTATTCATTTCTTGATTGAGGCTTACACCGCCAAATTGAACTTCTAAACCAGAGTTAAATGTTGGCGTGCCTTTTGTTGTGTCATTAAAAATATACATTTTAAAACCCATTAAAGGCTTGAAGCCTTCAATCTTATCCTTTCTTCTTTACTTTGAATGTTTGAAATGTCCGCAACGAAAGCTCTGAAATCATTAGAACCAAGTGCAAGGTTAATAACCGCTGGCTCTTTAGTCTGGTTGACTTCATAAGTAGCTGATAATGTGCCAGATACGTTATTTGAGAAATCGCCCTGCAAAGCATTTGACATCGCTGAAACTCTTG